CATATTTGCTAATACATCAAATGTTACAAGTTCCGAACCTGCTTGTTTAACAGTAGTTGCATCTAATGAACCAGTAAATTCATGTTTACTACCTGAAAAATTTGTAGATCCTGTTACTTCAAAGCCACCCCCATCAATTTTGATTTTATTACCAAATCTATCAAATCCTAAATATGAAGTAAGTGACATATTATACTATTTCCAAAATACTACAAAATGCCTGTAGTGTAGATGCTGCATCAGCCGTAGCCTTTAAAACATCGGCTGTTTCTAAATTTATTGGTTTATCCAATACTACCGTTGTACCATTTGGTACTGCTAAATTCTTTGCTATATAAAAATCACTCCCTGCACTGGAATCCGTTACAAAAATATCGACTAGCCCAGCATTTGATGCGTGTATATTTGAAATATATACTGCGTGAACTACTGCCGTTGTCGAACTTGGTGTTGTATAAATTGTTGTTGCACTATCTGTAATTGCAACTCCCTTATTTTTAAATGTATTAGCCATTCATTATCCTCCGAAAACTATTCCAAAAACTACCGCATTTACATCTGTTACATTTGTTAGTCCTGTACCATCACCACTTAAATTAGTTGCCTCTACTTTACCAAACGAACCAGTTGAAGTTGATGAACCACTTATGTTTCCAGATGCCTGTATAATTCCTGTTACATCTACACCAGTATTTGTAGTTTCAAGTTTTGTACTATTATTATAATTTAAATCTACTGAATTTGCTGAGTTTAAAACCAACATAGTTTTAGAACCAGCTGCATTCTGGAATGTCTGTGTTCCACCCAAATAATTTAGGTTTCCAGTTCCATTATCTTTTATGTAACTATTACTACCATCGTGGTATAGTTGTAAATCATTTTCATCACCAATATTTAAAACTGCATCATCTGCAAGTTTTACGCCACCACTTCCTGTAATTTGATTTAAATGGGCTGAACTGCCCGATACTATGACTTTTTTCCAGTTTGGCATTTAAGTTATTCTCCTATTGCGGTTGGTTACTCTTTCGAGCCCACTTCCCATCCTCTACCATAAAGATGGGCCAACATTATAATACAAGTTATTCTCCTAAACCTTCTAAGTGTTTCTTCATTAACTTGTATTCTTCTTGTAACTTTCTTGTTACGTGTAATACGTTCTGAACCTCTGATATCTTATGTCCAGCGTTTGCTACTATTTCTAATAAAAATTCTATTTCTTGGAAAGACATTGGGTGTACATATGCCTTACCCTCTAATACTTTAATACCACCTTTTACAGTAAGTCCCATTTGTAACCTCTTATTTAATTAAGACCAAATCCAAATATCCCCTGCTACTGTCCTCGAACCGGCGTGGTCTGATGTTTGTACATAAATCATTCCTCGTCTTGTAGCTGCATCAGTACCGAAATCACTTGGATTTTGTGTTGCTCCACCTTCCCAATCATCTGGGGGTGCTGCCGATTGTGAAACCGACACTAAATATTGTCGTGGTGTTGCTGTAGTTGCACTTCCTGAAGTATCATCAGCTGCTGTTAATGCCCATCTTGATGCACTATCGTCATAGAAAAATGCTGAACCAATACCACCTGCTCCTGTGTTAGCAATAAGTCCAGAATCTCCACTCGTTGAACCACTTGCCACTATTATAAATCTGTCTGCAACTCTTAAATTAGTTGAATCTATTGTAGTCAATGTGCCATTCACATCCAAACTACCATTTACCGTTACATCACCAGTAGTTGTAATTGAATCTATATATGCATTTGCCCAATATAGTCCTGTTGTTCCTAAATCTCTTGCACTATCTGTAGATGGTACAAGTGCGGAATCAAATCGACCCGTTGCTGTAATTGTATCACCCGTAGCGTCTCCTAAATCAACATCTCCTGTTGCAATCAAAGTTGTAAATTTACCAGTTGTATGTGAAGCTGCTCCAATAGTAGTTCCGTCAATAGCCCCACTATCTATATCAACATTGGTCATTTCATGATTATTAAAATCTATTTCTACTGCTCCATCTCCACCCCAAGTAAGTTTACCTGCGGCGTGTGTTAATGTTACATCACCACCATCTAAATTAATAACTCCACCACTTCCTAAATGTAAATCATTCCATCCTTGAGAAGTTGTACCCAAATCATAAGTTGCATCTGTGTTTGGTGTTAGGTTAGAACCAATATCTGCCCCAATAGTAATAAGATCAGTGTTGGCATCTCCAAATGTAAGGTCACCTTTTATAATTGCGTCACCATGTACATTTAAGTATCCGAATGAACCCGATGAAGCGTGAGATCCTGATATTTGATTTGCACCAATATCAACCATAGATGCCGATATATGTAATTCTGTACCTGCTGCTATGGAAAGAATACTACCATCCGAAGAAATATGTTCTCCACCTTGGTCAAAGAAATAAAGTTTTCTATCATCAGCGACACGGATAACTTCGTTACCTCCCTGTGTCTTAAATACTAAATCATCACTTGCTACTTTTAACTGAACATCGATTTGGCCGGCCGTTCCATCCATATCTATTGCTAACTGTGCAGTTCCTGCATCCTCAAACGATACATCTCCTGCTGCCGAATCAATTTTTATAGTAGTGGCTGCATCTAATAATATATCTGCTCCTGCTACTAAATTAATATCTGCGTCATCTGATAATTTAAGATCAGTTCCATCATGTTGGATATAAGCATTAAAATTACCACCAAATCCTAATTTGTTGGTCGAATTAAGTGCTATTCCACTACCATCTGTATGTGTAAGAGTAGTATCTTGATCTGCTCCAAAGTTAATAACACTACTATCTGCCAAATATAAATCTGACCATTCACTTTTTGCAGAACCTAATGTACCACCATCTGCTGTTACTGGTACTATATGTCCACTTGCTGATATGTCATTTAGTTCCGCAGTACTTCCAGATACTACGACTTTTCTCCATTGAGCCATTACTGTTCTCCTATCGACGAACCTCTATAGTTCGTACTATTAATAAATATAATATTTCTAAATAATTCCACTTTTCTTCTACTTAAATCTCTAAGAAACTTCATTTTCATACCCAAAGTAAAAGTCATCAGAACCAGAATAATATATTCCCCCAGCCGTGGCTGTAGGTGTTGTTGTTCTTGCTCCCAATATTGCTACTTTATTTTCAATTTTAAACATTAGTGCATCACTATTATCATAAATATCAAATCCACCACCAGTTGATTTCCAAAAGAAATCTGAACCAGTTACACTTAATGCCCCTCCACTTTCATTCCAATTTGTACTTCCATAGGTCAAATCATCAGTTATTGACAATTCTCCAACTTCCAATCTTCCAAATGACCCTGTTGAAGTAGCTGAACCACTTATGTTTCCACTAGCTAATGTAGATCCGACATACTGATATACCGTCATGTAAAGATAATCACTATTACCTGGGTCTACAGATGAATTAGTAAATTGTACTACCCCCGTTTTATAATCAAATGTATAATCATTAGTTGAAACAATATCATCACCATCTAATGAAGATGAATCTAATGAAGTTGATTTAAGTAAGGTTGCTAAATATCCTGGTGTAGAATCTTCTGTCGTAGAAGTTGCCAATCCTGCTATTGAATATTTAGGTGATATAAAATTCACCGTTTGGTCATCACTAATTAACTGAGCTCCAATTCCACTATCGCTACCCGTTGGGTCTAAAAAGAACCAAACTTCATTATTGGTATTTGATTTTGTCAATCTTTGTCTATACCAATATTTCATTACAGATTTACCTTCAGTAGAATAAGTTGAATGTATTTGAGTACTTCCACTATAAGGTAATCCACTTGATGGTATTAAACCAGCCTCTGTATATATCTCAGAAGCACCTAAATCTAATACCTCTGTAAACGATTCTTGTGAGGCGTTCAGGGTTTCGTGCGTATATCGTCGTGACGCTAACAGTCGACTTGATTTTTTTTCTTTATCTAAGGCTGCCATTTCTTATCTCTAACTAAAAGTTAATGTGATATCATCTATTGGTGTTGGATCACCCTTATATCTAACTATCACGTAAAGTTCGTTATCACTACTATCTAAATACATCCCATCTGCATTTCTTATTGGAACTGTATATGTTCCACTTGCTATACTACCACCACTATTTCCATATAAACTAATTGCTGTACTAAATGGATTTTTAAAATTATCTGCTGATATATCTGCTTCAATTAAGTTACTTGTGGTTTTTACTGGGTCATAAATTCTTGCCGTTCCCAAAGAAGCATTATTACCACTACCATTACCAGAACTCTCAAATAATATTGCACAAGATATTCCGTTAGTAGTTGCGTTCCAAGCTATCAATGTAGTATTATTAAGATTAATCGTCATACTCGAATACGTACTGCCCGGTGTTTGGAATCTTCTTATATAATATTTGTATGTTCCACTACCAAAACTTGATGGATACCAATATCGATATGTACCACCTGGATCCACTAAAAATCCTGGCTTTACTTGTAAATCATAATCACCTAGCTGATTTCCACCTCCTGTTAATTGGTATGAGGTAGTCCACGCAGTTCCACTAAATGTTTGTACGTTATCTGCTAATTTTATTCTAAAATCTTCACCAGTAAATGTCTCAGTTGTGTCTTGTAAGGTATTTGAATCATACCCTTGAGCTCTACCATATATTCCTAAACTACCACTAGCTGATGTTTGTCCGAAATCTCCTGCCGTATGATAATTAATTGTTTGTGTATCTAAAGTGGATTGTGAACTATTTCTATTTCTTGCTTTTGTGGCTACGGTAAATGTTGTATCGGTAAGAGTTGATGATTGTTGTATACTATCTGAAGTTCCACTATCGTAACTAACTGATGCAGTAACTATTGCAATATCATCATATCTTGGAACTCCACTATTAACTGCGGTGCTTCCATCACTCTGAAAAACTTTACCACTTGTTTGAACCGTTCCACCATTTGTGGAAATTGTATCTCCACTTATCGAAACACTACCAACACCAACTGAACCTGCTGTCATATCTACTAATGTGGTTGATGAAGGATACATCGGATTAAACAATCCTGTAATCTTTGTGGATACTTCAAATGTTGCATCTAATAAATACGGGACTCCACTTAAACTTCTTGAGGTAGCAGTTAATGCTTTATGAGTTGTTCCCGTATCATTTAATGAATTAGTTCCAATATCTGAATCTATTTGGTCTATTGGTGCCCAAAATCTATTTTTATCAGTTCCACTTTTAAAATCATATACTGATTGAGAACCACTCTTAATTCCTACTGCCAAATCATGAAATTTATAGTAACCACTTGAAGATACACTCGTGATACTACCCGAAGTAGCGTGCCATTTTCTTGACAAAGAACCACTCATAGTAGAAGTTCCACCAACATTCTCAAATTTACCATCTTGATATGCTGCAGGTATAACTGCTGGGTTTGCCGTGTTTATTTTTGCCAACTCCACACCATTAGTTGTTCCAAAACTTGTCAGAGTTTCATCATAATAAGATTGTGTGGTAAATTTATTAGATGACTCATCTGGTGAAGTATTTGTAGAAACATCACTAAAAGATTGTGTGGCCACTATTCTAATTCCAAATGTATTTGCATTTCCACTTGATAATGAACCTAACCCAAACAATTCTGAATCAGCAGATGACGATGCTTGTGATGAACCTGCAGAATTAGAATCAAAATCTACATAATGTGTTCTACCATTATCGTGATATACTGAAATACCACTAAAAACTGTTGCCCCAACACTCGTCCATCCTTTATGAACTAAATAATTTAAAGTTGTGTTACTTACAGAAGTATAATTTGTTGGTAAATAACCATTAATTGAATCTGTTGAACCTAAACTATTTTCAAGTGTATCAATACTATTATAGTATAGATTATTTGGTGCTGCATCTGATACATCTAAAGAATGACTTAATATACCAGACATAAATCTTAAAATTTCACTTATATGAGTTGTATTATCAAAATTCTGAAAATAACTACCACTTAATCCATTATCCCAAGTATTGGATGTTGGATAACCAACTTGCGTATTATTAGTGAATATTGCAGTTGATGAAGTTAATGGTGTGTTTACTTTTAAAGTTGAACCTGATATAACTGCTGACCCAGTTACACTTAAACTGCCTGTAAATTCATGTCTATCATCTAAAGTATCACCGAATATATGTGAACCACTTGCAAAACTTTGTGTTAAATACGTTACTGATGAAGAAACTATATAGGTTTCTGCTATTATATCTCCAGTAACTCTCATATCACCTAATACTCTACCACCAAGAGTTAAATTATCAGATAAATTAAAAGAACCTGTCATTTCATGTTCATTATCTGATTTCAGTCTAAATTTTACATTAGAATCCGTTTCACCATCTATTCTAAAAAGTATGGTACTATTAGCCCCATCATCATTAATATCTGCAGACATTGAAAGATGAGTATTTTTAGTATTAATATCACCGGCTGGTATCCACGTTATTCCATCATATATTTTTACAATTCCATCTGAATTATTGTAAAACATCATACCTTTAGAATCAGTAGTCATTCCAGTTGGATCAGAAGAACCTGATGGTAACATCATACCTTTCTTATTACCAAGTAGAACTGTAAATGAGGCAGATTCGTGTGCCCAAGTATCTGTTCCTACAGCTCCTGTATACGGAATCCCTGCTACTACTTGTTCGCTAACAAGTGATTGACTTGACCCCGAAAGGCTGAATGAACCAGTAAACTTAGGATTTAATTGCTTGCTGTCTAATAAAGCCATATTCTTCTCGTTTTAGTCGTTTCCAATACATTTTCATCCCTATAGAAATTTGTTTCTTGTGTTGAATGGTTTTAGGTTGTTTCAATTTCTCAATCGTATCCATTGAAACTTTCCTATCTATTTGTGCACAAGATTTACATACGGCATTGTTTCCTACAGCGCGGTCGAAAGCGTCCTTTCTTGTATAAGTAATCATTTTAGTACAATCTGGACACCTACGATTTTTTCTATGCTTCCAATGGCGTTTTCTCATATCGGTAATAAATATCACTTAACTGAAATAGTAGAAGAAAAGTGGAAACTAATTAAAATAAAGCTTGACTTATATAGGTTTTATGTTGTATATTCAGTTATGATATGAGTTAATATAATGTCCAATTGATTAAATAAGCTCCTCCTGGGATACCAGGGTGTAGGGAGGCCCCTAATCCGGGAAATACAGGTTCAGAGTGGTACAATCTACACAACCTAAACAAATAATAATCAATTAAATTAAACAAAGGAGACACTATGTCTAAACTCAAACCAAAAAAACAATATACTATACAAACTACCGTTTATCGCGGTGGTCATCTAGTAAAATCTACAACCGTCAGTTACCCAGTCAAATGGGTCAACAGACATAACTTGATTGAGGTCATAAATAACATGACCTCACTCAAAAATAATGAAAATAAAGCTTGACTCGTATAGGCTTTTAGTTGTATATTAGAGTAACGAATAAAGGAATAAAATATGAGTTATGTTAAAAAAATGAAAATCACAAATGAAATCACCGGTGAGGTTATAAACACCACCGAAGATAAAATGAGAAGTGTAATGGGATATGTAGAAATGTTAACCGATTCATTAGAACTATCAGATGAAACAGTTAAATCTCTTATCCCCCGGATGTTAAAGGGTGAATCTGTTAATTTAGAAGAAGTAATGAAGTTGGAGGCCCGATAGGATAATGAATAAAGAAGAATATTATATTAGTGATTGGGATATGATGATGGATCAATGGCCAGATTGTCCTGTTGATGGTTGTAAAAATAAAATAAATTTAAATTTAAATAGTGGTAAATGTTTCCCACATTCCGAGGGAAGTTACCATTGGAAAAGTTTTAAGATTTTGTTTAAAAATACATTTATAAATTCACCAAGACTTTTATGGAGAAAAATGAGAGAAATACAATGAACTTAAATGAATATATAATAGACGAATTCCCATCACCAGAATATGATAGGAATTTTATAAATGACTTGGTTAATAATTACTCAGGTGATACCAATCCTAATGGTGATTTACTGGATAACATGGGGTTATATAACTATATATGGGAGTGTTTAGTCGCAATAGAACATCCAGGTACAGAATCTGCAGATACGGAGTCACTATTGGATGATTTAGATGACTTGGTATCTGATGTGAATGAAGCTGAGAAGGATAAAAAATATAAAGTAGTGCTAGCACCATCCTTTCCTGAGGAGTACCGCTCAGTATTTGAAGATATACTGGAAGATTGGGAAAAAGAAGATAAAAAAAGTGAAAAAAAGGCTTGACTTGTATAGCTTTTATGTTGTATATTAGAGTAACGAATAAAGAAAGAAAATAATGTTAAACTTAATAAACTTAAAAAAAGAACTCAGGAAATTAGATAGTCTTTCAGAACTGAACGATTTATCAACTTTCATTAATGAGTGTAAAACTATGTTGGGTAAATCTTCACTAAGTGTTGGAGATAATGTCTTTGTGGTTCAGAAAACTAAAAAGACTCCAGGAGTTATCACTAAGATGAAGGTTAAGAAAGCCATTGTTGAGATGAGTGGTATGTTATATAATGTTCCATTAGCAATGTTAGAATTAGCCTAATATGTATAAATTTATTAATGGAATTCAACCAAATCCAATCAAAGGTGATTTTGATGGGGCTATGGATAGATTACTTGAAAATATTCATAAAGACTACGAAAAATGGCGTGGTGGTTATGAGAAATTAAACGAGAAACTATCATTAAAACCAGGTAGGAAATTTATAAAGGTTATAAGAGGTGGTTCAGTTTGGGGATTTGTCGCTAAAACTGATGGTGTTCATAAAGGATTACCAATAAAATCTGGTGATGTATTAAAAGCCGCTGGTTGGAGTGCTCCCGCTAAACATACTCGTGGTAATATATTTGATAAGAATCAAGATTATTTTCAATGGACAGGACCCAATTATTTATAATTAAGCGTTAAATTTACCGTGAGCGATAATCTCGTCATCTCCCTCTAATACATAACCTATAGAACTCACATCTACTTTAAGATAAAACGCTGCGCCTGCTTGTTCTATTTCTAATGCATCATGTTCCATATATTGACCATTTATAAAAAATACAAAATCATCTTCACTCGTTGCAGTAATTCCTGTTGGGGCTGATGCTGTAACTGCTGAAAAACTAGCCGTGGCATATCCAGTAAGTTCATTTAACGTAGCCACGGTCACAAATGACGAAGCTTTCTTAACATAAGATTTTCTCAAATAATCTAATCTATGTTGAACATATATTTTTGAAGTAGCGGCATTATCTACACTTGCTGTTGCAGGTAATCCTAATACTTCTCCCCCACCACTAAATGTTAAATCGGCGTTACTCCCCATAGTAGAAGATGCAAGTGAAGTAATTGTTTTGTTGGTTAATGTATCGGTTGTAGAAACACCAACTATATTGATATTACTACCAGCGGCATTATCTATAGCCCATCTTGTTTCACTATGGTCAAATATTAATTGTGCATTTGTACTACCTAATCTACCAACTCTTAATCCACTATCTTGTGAACCTAAAGCAGTTGATCCACTAAAATTTATATCAACGATAGGATCTTCAATTGAAATCGTAGCTTGATTAAATACACTTGAAGTACCTTCTACAATTAAATCTCCCCATATTTTTACTGAGCCGGTTGGGTGTCCTAATGGATTTATTTGTAAAACAATATTTGAACCATAACTTCCAGTAGAATATATGTTTCCACCACCAGATTGTTCTACTGCATCATATAAATATAAATTTTTTCCTGCAACATATCCACCAGTACCAGCATCAAGTGATCCAGTACTAACTTCATCTAAAGATAAAGTATCCCATTCAATTTCATATAATCCTGTAGCTGATGAGGTGTATGCACTCGTTCTTAAAACTCGTCCACCTACTGTTCCCGCTTTTGCTTGTCTTGATAAATCTATTAATGCCATTATATTATTTCCGTTTGAAATTCAAGTTGTATCTCGTCACCATCTTGTAAAGTAATTCCACGTAATACTCCACTTAATGCGTAAAGTTTCCGTATATGTATCTTTCTATAATTAGTAGCAAAATACCAATCTACTCCTGAAGTATTCGTCCAGGGAGTTTTATTAATTTGATTCACTCCATTTACTTTCACTCTTGTTCCCATTGCAGTTGCACTAAATCCGGCGGATATCCCTAGATTAAAAGTTTGATATGTTGATGCATTTGTCTCTATATCACTATATCTCAATTCTCTTCTATGTCGTTGTATAAATCGTACTGTATCTTTATAATGTAATACATGATGTAAATCTGTAGCTCTAGCATTTCTCATATTCATCGTAAATGGCATCTTATCTTGTCTACCATCTTTTAAACTACCAGATACATTACTATAAAATTGTAATTGGTCTCCACTAAATACCGATTCACTTACGGGTGCGGTATATTTTCTTGTTGAACCTTTATATCCTTGTAATTCTGTTATCATCCCACACTCAATACATATTTTATTACTATATCATCTGATGCATCTATATTTATTCCCACCCCACCAGTATATGGTTTATTTATAGCAATTTTTCCTGCCGTAGAAGAACTAATATAAAAATCATAATCAGTAGTTACTGTTGTTTGATTTGATGGGTTACTTGATAAAAAACTCCCATTTATTGATACATAAACCGTACCATTAAATAAAGTTTTTCCACTCGGCACAGTAACTTGATATATTTGTTTCTCTGGAGTAGCCTCTGTCTCTAATGAATGTGACTGAGACCCACTAAAACTACTCTGTTTTTCCGTCATAGATGAAGATACAAACCCATAAGTCATTACTGCTAAACTATCAGTGCTCGAAGTTGGTTCTCCATCAGACCTCATAATATAAAAAGTATTTCCACCATATGTGTTTGTAAATTCTAAATCTTTTGTTTCTTGTCCTACAGCACTTCGTGCTCCTCGTATAAAATCAGTAGCACTTCCTAATCCACTTTGTACACCACTTGAAAATTTCCCACCAGTCAATGTTACGGTTTCTGCTCGTTGATCTGGTGAATAAACACTTGAAAAACTTAAATCTGTTTCATCATTTATATTAACTCTAGCGGGTGTTAAATATTTTCGAGTATTTATATAATTGTTAAATGCTTCAGGTATTAAATAACCTCTAAAATTAAATGAAAAAGAAGTTTTAATCATCCTTTCATTATCTGCCATCTCTGTAGCATCTTCAAAACTTTCTACATTAACTTTAAATTTAAATTTTCCAGGTTCTCCCCAATATGCACCATCACTATATTGTATTTTTTCAATAATACTATTCATTTGTTCAATATATGCTGTCCATATAATACATTCATAAGACATAATAACATAATCTGGAACTGCTACATTATATAATTCTCTTTGTGGTAAAATTCCTTTTTGTGCTGAAAATTTATCATAACGATTTTCTTGAGTGTATTTTTTCTCAAATGTATAAAATAATTTTGGATCATTTGCATCTAACTTATCTACTGCCATTGTATCATCTTTAGCAATAGATGTACGTCTAAATGCAATCATAGGAGTTATTAATTGTTTTTTACTATCTCTAAGGTGTCCATTTTTTTGTATAGTTTTCCATCTTTCAGGATTTGCATACATAATAGGAACTTTTATTTCTTCACCCTGTTCCATCACCGTAGGAGATATAGTATTTTGAAAATAATACATAATTGCAGCGTCGTGATCCATCAATGTAACTTCTACATTTTTCTGCTCTTGTTTATCACGACGACGTGCCTCTCCTCTATTTGGAACGGGAGAAGTATAAATATATCGTTGTGATCTTGGTAATGGTTTTAATCTAGCCACTAATTACTCCGTATTCTTTCAATCTGTAAATTACTTTTTCTAACAAGAAATGCATTACACACAACCGAAAAATTACTATCTACTTGACCACCAAGTAATTGATTTTCATTCAAGGAAGCTATTTCCCAATGTGCATAATTCCAATCAATTATATCACCGATACTTGTAACTAATGGTAATCCTACTAAATAATCTCTCTCAAATGAAAATGTTGCAGTTTGTCTCATATCTGGCCCAAACTCATCTGTGTTGAAATCGAAATCTTCAGCAGAAACTAATGAAGGTAATTGTACCCCTGGTAGATAAATCTTTCCAGCAGATGCTTCCCCATATAAATTGGTTGCTGTATTTTCTACAGATAAACGAAACAGTTTAACAAAAGTATTGATAATCCCTTCTTTATTATCACGAGGACTACCAAGTAATTCTTTATTTACAGTTTCAAAAAAGTTTCTGTCTGTTTGACTTAAAAATCTTGAAGCCATATTTTTATCCTATAAAAATTGGTATTGGAACTTTATTTAATTTCTGCTGTAAAAACTCAGATTCCTCTTGGTCTTTTTCTGTCAGAGCTCTTCTACTCGTTTGTTCTAATGTTTCTCTCAACTGAGTAATCAATTGTTCTTTTTCAGTAGCTGCTTCAGTTCTTAAAGCATCACCATCCATAGTTACTTCTGAGTTTGGTATAGGTATTGTTCCATATTTACTTCTAACTGCACCTAAAATCTCTTTAGATAACGCCAAACCATATTTACGAATCCAAGTTTTTCCTGGGTCATTAATATGATTATAACTCATATTATTATATGGAACATTAGAAAAATCTGATATAGAACTCGTTACAGAAGTTCCCACTCCCTCAACCAATCCACTTTTATCTTCCGTTAAATAATAATCAAACCATACTTTAAAAGTATCACTTGGATCTGGAAATATTCTCAATTTATTATTAACTAAATGAAATGAATATGCTGATTTTCTAATCTCATCATTCATTTCAATAGCCTGTACTCTTAACAAATCCTCAAATATTGGCATCATTGTAAAAGAAACGGCGGGTGAATACGAACCAAACCCAAATCCTTCAATTAAATTTTGAGTTCCATATCCAGTTGTTGCGTATGGATCAAAATATCTTTGAATTGCTGGTGTTGCTCCATGATAAACTCGTCTAATTTCAATTGCTTTTCCAGATTCAGATACTGCTGCATATAAAGCATTTAAATCATATAATTGACTACCACTATTTACTGTGATTGAACCTTTCTTTAAATCTACTTGTCCACCAACGGGTAAAGTAGCTTCCGTACCATATTGGTTAGACAATGCTACAGTTCTTCCTAATGTTGGTGTAACATTTTTATGTGTTAAATCTGAACCTGTTGATTGTCCTTTTAACTGTAATAAGTTATCAATTATATTATATTGATTTACCTGTGAGGAATATTCTAATGAGGCCTCTTCAAAACATGCATAAAAACTTGTATCCTGTAACTCTACGTCCATTATAGGATAGCCCAATCTACGGGCTGCCCAAGTTGCGAATTTCGGTGCGTCTGTTTGAAATGTTGATTGATTATCAAAAGTTCCAAACGGTGTTGATTCACTTACGGCTGAACCACTTCCTGGCCATATTGAGGTTTGTGCCATTTAAACTTCTCCAATTAAATAAAGTTATTCACTAATAAATAGATGATAGGGGAAAAGAAAGATTATAAGAGTTATAACTAATTAATTTATCTGTGTTCTTGTTCGTTGTTTTGTGGGCCTTTGACACTACTTACTAATATGTTATTTGCAAAATAATTGTTATCACTAGAATTAATATCAGTACTATCTATAAAATACGTTTCAAATTCATCATCTATATCTTCAAACCCTACTATTGTAACTGCATCATTAACCAATTCTGTATAATTACCTTCCACTTCCATACGAATATCTTCTATTGCCTTTCCCGTTCCCAGTATAGGAAATCCACCAATTTTTAATTGTGCTGTTTCCCATTCATTTCTTGTAACCACATTATTAAATCTTAAATCTTCTATATCATATTTACTTTCTGTATACTTTTTTTCAGGTGAATATGATTCCATTCCTACATTACAGCAAAAATGGTATCCCAAATCTTTAGCCCAATCATCAACTTCGTCTATATCAGTAACCATTTTTGCACGAGCACCTACTCTATCATATTCTTCCATACCCCCATCCACATCACTACATCCACGAGTTTCTATACCATCTTCACGATAAACAATACCACACGGCATAGCTTGCATTCTTAATGGGTGACCGATAGTAGTAATTAAATCAGTCCCATCACTAAATTTTATTTTAACTAACTTAGTAGCTCGTTGTTTTTTTACTTTTCTAACTTTAGTATATGTGGGAGTATTCATCATAGGATGTGCCCCATCATAATCTTCTGAAGCCATATCGAATGTTTTTATAACATCACCAGTTTGAATTTCTTCTATGGGTTTCTGATAATCATCTAACATAGTAATTAACGTACCAGATGATAATCCAGGAATGATTTGTTCCATTATTAATCTACACCTAAACCAAGTAAAACTCCATTTGCAAAGAAAGTTGATCCTTTATCCAATCCACCAATACAATACATAGTAAAATCATCCTTACCTTCTTGAGATTCTACTTCCTCGACTGTTACATCATATGATAATCCTTCACCATCATCCACAAAAACTGGATCATCGGCTGCAATTGCTGAAAATCTACTTTCAGGTTCACCTTCAGCATGTTCACCTGCACCATAGACTTCTTCTGCTGCTTCTTTACTTGCAACTACCCAATTCGTTCCTTCTTTCATCCCATATATTGGACTATCTGATGATAATACCAAATTAGTATCATTACTAAGTGATATTTTACTTACATCTACACTTTCAATAGTGTTTTCTTGTACTTCAGTAACAGCTCCTGATGTTTGTTCATTTACCTCTATATGTGCCGAATCAAAATCTTCTGCTGATCCATCATATGTTTGAATTTTATCCCCTACTAGAATTTCTTCTATTGCCTTTAGAGAACCATCTTCTAGTGTTATCAAAGTACCTGTGTTTAACCACGACAAATTTGCCATCTTGTAATCTCCTAATTATAAATTTAAGATATATAATCTCTACTATAAATATAATGATCACAAAAAAACCCCAATCTAAAGACTGGGGTTTTTTCAGTTATCTTATAAGATATTAACCATTATACATAGTTAACATCAGCAACGATCACTTTACCGTAGAATTCTGGCCTGACCATCTTCTTGGCGTAGCGAGTCATTACACCTTTACGTGGAGTAAAGTTAGTTGGGTCATAGACCAACGGAGTCATTATAAGAGGTACATACGGAGCATATACAGCACCTGTTTCAAGGAAATTACTTCCTCTGAAACCGACTAAGATTTGATTCTCAATCATGTATGGGTTCTTATAAACAGTATATCTGTTGTTCAATTGACCAACCTTCTGTACGCCCATTGCGTAAGAGGTGTTGGTTGCATTACCATCAGTATCAGCGGCGTAGCCAGGGATACTTTCGATGATAGTTGCAGTTTCAGGAGAAACTACGATGAAGTTTGCACCACCACGTAGAGTCTTCTGATGAATTGCGTTACTTACAGCTTGTATCTTGTTACCAAGAGTCTGGAACCAAGTTCCTTTTGTGTAAGCGTTAGAGTTACCAGATGCTTCAACAAATAATCTAGATGCTGAGTCATACTCGTATCCAGGTCTAGCACTCCAGCGTTCCTGTTTAGCAGATTCGTTAACTAACAACATATCAAGGATTTCCAAATCAATTTCCATTGAGATGTATTCACTTAACATTGCTGTTAATTCGGCTTCTGCATCAACACTATGATAAGCGTTAAGGTCTTGAGCTAACTCAGGAGTCCATACAGCTTTCAGTTTACGTGTTTTAGCAACGATAGAGACATTACGCATTTGGATATCAACTTCGGGTATTCCAGCTGCTGTAGTGGAATCACCACTTGTGGAAGTATCTTCAAAATCTCCACGAGTTGTATCGGTTGGTTGTTTGTGATATTTAACACCAATACCTGTAGCCGCTCCAGTAATATCCGCTATAAACGAATATGTGGAAGCTGCTGCACTGTATTTAGTATGTGCGGGGTAGTATGCGGCTACTCCAGATCCAGAAAGTTCAAATGCACGAACACCAGAATGATCTGGGTTTGTGAATGCACCTGTACCTACAGTAACTTTAGATAAAGTTCCTGCGGAAACAGAAGCTGAAAGATCAGGTTCGAATTCAACATCATCCCAAACAACAGAACCAGTAGTATATACCGTAGCACTTGCAGTACTACCTGATACTAATGTTCCAGTTGCGGAATCGTTGACGGAATATCCGAATTTACCAGCACCATAAAGTCCACCACTAGCATCAGCGTTTGATGCAGAGGTGTCACCATGGATATCACCACCGACTGCATGTGCTGCTGTCTGTAATGTTCCATATTTGAAGTCAAGATAAAAGATCAGTCCACTTGGAAGGTTCATAGGTTGGACAGAAACGAAGTCCTGTGCTGCTAATTCACCAAAGATTCTACGAACCAGTGGTAATGCAACTCCAGACCATTCTTCTGTACCAGGGCCACCAACTCTTGATGTTTCATCAATGAGCTGTTTAGCTTGGTTTTCCAACAGTTGAGCCATATTGTGAACTTTATCTTCTCTATCAAGACCTTCTAATAGACCTGTGGCTTCCCACTTCGCGACGAGCTTTTCTGTTTCTTTCCTACGCTCGACGGAAGGGCTATAGCCGCCCATTATATTTTCAATTGCCTTAAGTGACATAATAAGTTCTCCAGTTTACTATTAAATAATCTTAGCTAACTTCTGAAATCTATCTTTCATAGAATCGCCTTCAGAAATTACTTCCTGTTTCGGTGATTTTGTTGAAGCGACAGGTTTAGATGCTGAGCCTTTAGATTCTTTAACAATTTCGGGTTTAGCTTCAGAATTTGCTCCGAAAGATTCTGCCATTGTACTATACACTAGCTTAACCTCACGAATATTCTTAGCTCTATCAAAGGTTTCAACTACTTTAACTTTCTGACCAGTATTCAAACCAAACACTCTAAATAGTTTGTTTGTGAATAATAGTTTTGCGTTAAGTAAGTTGACTTCGTTCAACTTAGAACGAAGATATTTTACGACATTGCGATGCTCGTCAAGATCGGATTTAAGTTGAGAAACTTGCTCTTGTGCTGCTTCAGCTTCTTCTTCTTCACCTTCTTCTTCTTGAAGTGCTTTTATGATTTCTTCTAAGTCGATTTCCTCTTCAACATCCGTTACAGCATCCTCTTGTGGGGGTGCTAGTGGATCGTCAGCGGATTCGGCTAGAGATGCTTCATCTGCAGGTTCGCCTTTTTCATCTTCAGGATTTTCACTTCCTGCTTCTGGGGCGTCTGCTGCTGCAGGTTCTTCAGAGCCTTGGCCTACTTCAGACGAATCTGATGCTTCAGCGGCTGGTTCTGTGTTTTCTGCATTTCCGATATCAGAAGAATCAAGAGTTTCATTAGAATCGTTATCGGGGGAAATTGTATCAACTTCACCTTCGGTAACTTGTTCGTCTGTAGGCTCTTCTTCTTCAGCTTCTTCTTCATTAAGCTCATCTTCAAGTTCTTTCAATACTGCTTCGAGGTCTAGATCAGCGTCAGAAACTTCTTCGTGGCCATCTTCAACATCCTCTTCAGAATATTCTTCTTCCACTTCAGCTTCTTCTTCAGAAACTACTGGTGCATATTTAACACCATTGATTTCAATCACGCCTTCTTCTGCAGGTATTGCGACTTCTTCTTCATCCTCATCTGAAAATTCAGCTGGAACTTCTTCAGGAGCAACTTCTTCATCTTCATCAGAAAATTCAGCAGGTGCTTCAGGAGCAACCTCATCATCTTCTGCTGAGAATTCAGCAGGTACTTCTTCAGGAGCTATAGCAACTTCTTCTTCATCTTCGTCTGAAAATTCAGCTGGTACTTCTTCATCTTCTACTTCTGCCTGAATCTTCTTTGAAAGCATAGATTGTAGGCGAGGAGTGAAAGCTTCTTCAAGTGCCATTTTAGCGTTTGCTAAGGCTGTTTCGCGAACTTGTTTTGCGTCTGCAATGGCTTCTTTTAAAAGATCATCCATTGTTTTTCTCCTAATTAATTAAAAACTAGATAAATTACCTAATTTAATTTAATTATTTGTTTGGATTTAAAATAGTTATTGGGAACTATTATGTGATTAGTTTTAAGGTACACTATATGACGGGATGGTTATCCCAATAGTGTATTTAGTTTTATATAAATATATATTTATTTAGGAAAACGTTCAAAAATTAGAAGTTTTTATCGTTTTCTACTTGCATATCTCGTAAATTTCGTGCTTTTGCCCTTAATACCATCTTTCTCTTCTTCAAAGAGGGTTTTGTATAGTATGATCTCTCACTTAAATCATACAATATTCTGGAATCTTTTATCTTCCGTTTGAATATTCTTAAAGCTTTTTCTACATTATTATTCTTTACTTTTACTTCTATCAAGTGTAACCTCTATTATTTATATAATTATTTTTGCCATCTACGATCAAATTGTCGTAAACTAACTCTTTTAAATTGTTTTTTTATTTCTCTATATGGATCATATATTTTTGGTTTAATGGATTCTGTTATTGGTTTATACTTCTTACCATCTATTGTAATTTCACCCATATCACCAAATTCATCTTCCATATCTTTCATTGCTTGTGCTCTAGCGGCTTCTTCATCATCGGGGTCTCCACGAGTAGGATCATCATCAAGTGCTGTATCTAAGTTATCAATATCATCGGGGTCATCTTCAAAATCTCTACCAGGAGCACCCGTAAGAGATGAACCTTTCTCAGAGTCGTCTTCTGGAGTATCATCAAGTTCACGAGAACCTGGTACTACTCCCATATCGTAATCATCTTCGTCATCGTCAAAATCTCTTTCGAAATCTCCACCACCTAATTTACCTACTGGTTCTTTCTCTGGTTTCTCTTCTTTATCTGGGGTAAATTTACCTTTTTCATCATCTTTACCTTTTACATATTTTCCATCATCTGTTTTTTTGAAAGTGGGTGCAGTTTTATCATCTTCTTTACCCTTTTCTTTATATTTTCCCCAACCAACGGATACATACTTATCATCATCATTTGTTGGGTCAGCTTCAGAAACTACAGCGTGACCGTCTCCACAATCTTCGTCATCGTAAGATTCACCCATATAATCTTCTAACGTGGGTAAGGATTCACCAAATTTTCTATTAGTCCAAGTGGACTCTTTTAATAGTGGTTTCATTTTAATCATTATCATACTCCAAAGAATAATCTTCATTTCCAAATTTATCCCAAGATGCAACTGCACCATTGAAATCTTCATATTTTTCGCCTGTATTAACCACTCTCTTTATCACTTGTAATCTTTGTATATTTTTATCCCTATCACCTTTATATGGATCGTCTGCGGTTGGATAACTTAACTGTCTATATCCACCCTTCTCGAACCAAGGTTCAGGTTTATTCATATTTACACCTAATACGCGGTCTTTACCTGCTAATGTCCATCCAGTATCGGGTTCTCCACCATCTGCTTTATATGATACAACATTAGTTGAAACTTCTTTCAAAATGTCCATCAATTTAATCACTCTCGTTATCACCCTGCCAATTTTTATCTATATAATTAAAGAATTTTGATTTTGCCTCATCACCCAATTCATCAGGAGAACCAACACCAAACTTCTTTAACGCGGCTTGAAAAAATTTCTCATATTCTTCTTTACCACCAGATTCTTCATTGACTTCATAGTATCTACCTACAATATGTCCCATATCTTCATATAGTGCACTCATTCTTTCTTGTAATCCTTGTGCTTCATTTGCAATTTTACTAAATTGACCTGAGAGAGAACCTAAATCTTTCATATTACGATTGATTGTAATTTTATCAAACCATTCTTCGGTTTCTCTTAAGGTATGAGTTCTTGCAGTCTTTGCAATATTAGCTAACTTTTCAGCAACTGATCTTATATCATTTTCACGATAAATATGTTTACCCAAAGAACCAAAATTTCTAACATCTTCTAAAAACTGAGATTCGTCAATTTCTTGTTCTTCGTGGCCATCCTCGTGGTCTTCTGGTATTAAAGACGACAATCTAATATCAGAGTTCACATCTTCAGTAGAAATTTTAGTCTTAAACATATCAAGATTTGAAAAGGCTGGTTTATTAACTACCCCACCCACCATAAAATTTTCTACTATTTGTTTTAATTTAATTTTCTTTGACATTATATGTCTCCTATTATCTCAATTTGAGTATCTTCTAAATTTATCTCTTACTTTATGCCACAATTGCTTTATAAAATCTTCTTCACCAAAATGGGTTCTTCTAATATCCCCTTGATTAAGTCCTCTTACTAAATCCAATGCCTCATACTTATGACTTTTTACTCCATTCATCATAGTCTTAATTACTTTCTGTGATGCCTTTCCTAAAATCTGTGACATTACATTTAAATCTTTATCAACGAATTGTTGTGCTTCAGGTGAACTAAATGGCTTACCATATTCGGCTTCATCTAATTCAATTAAATGTTGTTTAAATTTTCTATGACTAAATTCTTCGTTAGTTGATTTTTTAGATTCATCTACTTCAATTCCATCTTTTTCAAGTAAAAATCTTTTAAATTCTCTATGACTAAAGTCACCCATTATTCACCCCTAATAATCTTATTAATCATATCTTCTGCTTTACAATATGTTCCACAAGTTCTTCCTTGTGCTTTAGTTGTTCTATCTACACCCTCAGACATTGGATACATAAAAGCACCTTGTGTAGAAGGATTAGATACGAAATCAAATGCTATCAATTCAAAATCTGGTTGTACTTGTTGTAAATCTTCTCCATCTGCTTCACTAACTGTTTCTACTGAACCCATCCCACGAGACGAAATTCCGAGTTTAATTCCTGCTTTAAATAATTCTTTTAATATATTACCACTTGGTGTACCCAATACTTCAACCGTACCAAGTAAATCATCCCCCAACCAATGCATCTCTTTAATATTATGTGAAACATTCTGTAGGTTCACCACAGATGAATCTGGGTGGTCTAATTCCCCCATAGCCCGACGTTCTTTAATATAGGTGGTTGTATACTTCTTAGCCTCTCTTACTAAAACTTCACGTGGATAAACTCTACCATTTTGGTTTTTAGCCTCTGCTCGTTGAAGTACACCTTTAACAATTAATTTACCATTATTTTCTTTTAATGATTCAGTTATCTGTTTTGATTTTACTTCAAATGGTAGATAATCTACTAATAGTTCCTTGTTCATAATTATTTTATCCTCTTAGTGAGTGCCATAAATTCTCTCATAAATTTAGTTATATTCTGTTGATATGACCTTATTATTTTATTAGCCGTGGGTTTTTCACCACCACTACTTAAATCTTGTGCTAACTCATACATCGTATGACGTAAACGACTTTCTGCCTTACGTAAAGTCTTTATCTGTTTTTGTAATTTTTTATCACTAACAGGTGCCTCTATTAAAAGTTCAGAAGCCTCAAGAAAATCTTTTAATCCTACAGACATTAGTATAATTTACCAACTTTATTAGCTAATTTAACTAATCTCTCACTAATTTTACCTAATGCCTTATGAGTAGTTTTCCAATAATCTCTTGAATCTATGTTCAATTCATTTTTCAGTCTAACATTATATTGAACAGTTCTTTCTAATTCTTGTAAGGAATCACGAGTTTCTCTCATTGCTAAACCAATTTTTTGTTTAGGTGTTAAAGTCTCATCATTTCTATATTGATGATATCTGCCTTCTTTAACAACTTCATATCCAGTTGAATTGGTTGCCACTTCTTCTTCCTTATCCTTATCTTTCTTTTTCTTCGAACTAAATGCAAACGGTGTATTATATCCTGCAATATCACCAGTTTGTGTAATTTCATTAGTGCTTAATAATTCTCTAACAAATGCCCTAATATATTGTCTTAACTTATTTTCTGTCAAGGACATCTTCTAACTCCGTTATCAAATCATAATATCTTAATAAAGTTGTTAATTTCTTCTCAGTATTTTTATTTTCACTAATAGTATCTACAAAGTTAATCGCCTCTGTTAACTTAATTTTAGTAATATCATCATCTATAGCAGGTACAAGTTTTTTCAGATAACTTTTTATTTTACCCACCTCTACTTGTACAAATTCTCTTAATGAAGTAGCATTAGAAACATTATTAATATATTTTCTCAATACTTCTTTTTGTTCTGTAGATAATTTAGAATACTTTTTATTAAACTTTTCTACCATTAACTCATAAGCAAGTAATCTAACATCCTTTTCTTCAGTAGTTACTGGAGATTCACTAACCTTTTTATTAGGATTAGAGGAAATTAAATTTTCAACAATAGTATATCTTGAATCTACTTCTTCTTTTGGACTATAACTTTCGTTTGAAGTCTCAATAGAAAATAGTTTCCAAATGGAAGCCAATTGTTTAAAATTAGGGATTTTTGAAGTAAATAATGTTTTTACATCATAATCTTCTTTAATTTCTTTTATTAAATTAAATTTTTCCCTTCTAAGAGAGGCATTTGTAATTTGTGCCCGTTCTTTTAAGACGGCATCTACCAATCTGTTTGCACGTTCTTCAGAATTATATCGTTCTTTTGTTAAAATTTCATATAATTCTAACTCTTTACCTAATGCAGTATTTTTATTAAAATACTTTTTGACTAAATTTACAGATTTTGATTCTTTATTGCTCAGTATATCTGATGTTATTTGTCGAGTCAAAACTTCAAATAACACACCAGTATTTTTAATTTTACTGTGCTTCAACTTTTTAGACATATATCACTCCAATGATAATTATATTCACTCTATTATAAATATTAAACTTCTAAAATTTATATATATTACGATTTAGAATTTATTTCCTTATCATATTCCTCTTTTACTTCCTCAGACTCAGTTAATATCTTTGTATGAGGTTTAATTAATGTTCCCTTTAGTTTATCAACGTGGGCTAAAGCTAATGACTTACCATATTTAGGTGCTCCACTCCCACCTTTTCTTTTATCGTGTTTTCCTAATGGATCTCTTCCTCTTGCACTACCATCTTTTCCATAGTGAGGGCCTTCTTTAGGTCTACCTGCTCCCGGCTGTCCACCTTCTGGAGCTCCACCCTCATCTTCTAACTCATGACCAGTTCTTCCCATAGCTAAATCACTCGGTGTTCCTTGTGATTCACCAGATTTTGCTGGATCATTTCCTTCCGTTTCTATTTGTCCTCTTCTAAATTTTTGCTTAAAATCGAAAACAATACCTTCATCTTCTTTTTTAATTTCTTCTTCGGTGAATCCAAATATGTTTCTATAAATCCAATCTGTAGAAACTATACCATCTTGTAACATTGAAGATGCAAGTGAAGTTTTACTCGTCCACAACTCAATTTTTTCTTGTTCATATATTGTAGATGGATTTGTTAAACCTAAATCAAAATTAACTAAATCTGCGTCTGTATATCCTTGTACGTATAAATGTACAATAGCAATCTTTGTTAATTCACTAACAATAATTCTTTGTATTCTTTCAATCGTTCTTGCAAATCTAACATCTTCTGCTGCTAAAGTTGCCTTTGAACCAACTTGTTCTTCGTATCCAAGAAACGCCTTTGGAATCTTTAATGCTGCCATCAACTTATTTCTTAGATACTCAATATCTTCAACTGCTTCATAAGTTAATCCAGGTAATGAATCTATTTGTGTTCCACTATCTCCACCACGAACAGGTACAAAGAAATCTTCTGTTATGTTTTGCATATTATATCGTAAATTATAATCACCAGATTCTTTTTCTACTACGGGTGCCTTTTTCATTTTATTGATAATTTGTTGCATATAATTATCAACTTCGTTTGGTGGAATATTACCTATATCAATTTTAAATACTCTCTTTTCTGGAGCTCTCATAATTCTGTGAATCAACATAGCATCTTCCATAAGTGAAAGTTGTTTCCAAGTCTTTCTACCACCTTCAACCATAGCCTTACCATACGGTAAATAATTTGAATCTCCCAATAATCTAAAATGTGCAATTTCGAAATTTTCAAATTCTTGTTGAGTATGAGTTACTTTTGTCTGATTTGGATCTGCTGATTCTAATACAAACTTAACATATTCTGGATTTTCTGGATCAATTCCTTCTAATCTCACTACATCATAGCTTGATAACGGAACTACATTTTTAACTCCATATTTATCATCTATTTCTAAATGTAAAAAGAAATCTCCATACTTACACATATTACGAACCCAAGACCATAAATTAAATTCTACATTCAAAATATCATAAAATAAATTATGTAATATTTGTTTTATTTGATCATTATCACTATTGATTGTTAAAACATCACCATACTCGGATTTCATTGTTGATTCATCTGAATAAACATCCAATGCTGATGATATAATAGAATCACTATCCATTGATTCATAATCTCTAAATAACCCTAACCGCATTGAGCGTACCATTGCGGTATCTGAATATCCAGATAATCCTTTACCCGTTGAAAACAATCGTTGATATCTATCCACCAATTGTTTTTGTGGTAAATATTGTACTTTACTCGTATCTGCTACTTTTAATTTTCTTCCACCAACGTTTCTAACAATAACGTTACCTGAAAATAATCTAAACAGTCGAGCTCTTATTGATGTATCTGCCATACTTTCCTCTAATTAATTAACCATTCCAATGATTCTTTTTCTTTATTTCTATTTCCTACATCCCATTGCCAGGCATCCTGACCAGGGTTTTCATCTGTTACATATATACCAGGATTCATATCAATCCCCGCCAAACTTTTCTTCTGTAATTCTATTCCTTCGGCCCTCAATCTTAATGCTGTTTCTCTTATCCACAATCCAATACCAAATGACATTACTAAGTCATCATTGTATCCTTGCATAGCTTCAGCTTTAGTTCCGTTATATATAAATACGAATAATTCATCAATTAATCTCTGGGAATAAACTTTAACTGATTTTTCTCTAAAAAATTCTTCTAATTTAGAAATAACCAAAGGTCTTGTTTTTGTAGACATTGTAAACCCAGGAATCATTTGTTTTTCTTGTCTATAAAGTTTATTAGACATTTGTTTTTGTGTATCCACATATTGTAAATCTTTACTCATATAAAATAAGTTATCATATTCTCTATCTATTACTTGTTGAATTGCTGCCCACCCAATTGTGGCGTTCTCAATTACCAATAATGCGTTATTATATTCCTTAGATATATTTACAAGTAAGTTACCATAATCCCTTGTAGAAATCTTACCTTTATATTCCGCTACTTGTTTACAATCTTCTACTTCCATAACATGAAATGCCGAGTAGTCGGTCGCATCCCCCCTACTAACATCTGCACTCACAACATAATCTTTTGTATAATTTGGTTGTTCCCATATCCAAACATTATTATCAACTCCACGTTTTTCCATAGGGTCTTTTACCATAGTGGTTCTATATTCTTCTAAAATAACACCATCAACTACAGATTGACCAGAAGTGATAAAGTCACAATCACATTCTTGAGCGGCCATTGAAGGCCCCAATAATTTATCTTGTTCATCTCTCCAAGGTTGTTCTCTATCTGGATGTATAGTCCAATGAAGTTTAATCATATTCCAATTATTAGCACCATCTTCAGCATCTACCCAAGTTCTATGAAACCAATTACCAACACCATTTGGTGTAGAAAGTGCAATACATCTACCACCTAATGCCAATGTTTGAGATGCAGCAGTCCATATTGAATCTATTTTAGGAATAAATGCCGCCTCATCTAACACCAATAAAGATAGTGCCTCTGAACGACCTGCTTCATCTGAACTTGCGATTGCCTTGATTTGAGAACCATTTCTATATCTTAATGATAATTTATTATCTTCCACACAATTGGCCTTTAACCAACTTGGAAGATTTGCGTGCATTACACGAACTTTTGTTACTAAATTTTTAGCAGTATCTTGTTTGGTGGCAATTACTAATATGTTCTTATCTTGATGAAATGTCATCATCCATAATGCATATCCCGCAGTTAATGTACTGATACCTAACTGTCTTGCCTTTAAAATAACATTATATTCATTTTTTAATAAATCTTCAATTGTTCTTTCTTGAAAATCATACAAATTAAATGGTATTTTCCCTTTAAGTGGATGTTGAATTACGCAATACTTTCTTAAAAAATATACAGGAGATTCTGCACATTTTAAAAATTCTCGTTTTATTGCATTTTTTATATTTTTCTTATTATCCATTATTTAAACCAGTTGATACCTTTACCTATATTATATGCCGGTATTCCGACTATTCCTGCTCCATAGACAAAATATAACCATTTATTTTCATACCAAGATGGTTTTACTAATTTTACCTTCTTTTCTAATAACTTAATTTGTTCATCAGATAATTTAATTTGAGATTCATATAAAACTTTTAAAGAATCATCTTCTACTGACTTTCCCTTATAAATATCAAATAAACTGTCCTGATACGAAACTATTTTTGATAAACTTTCTACTTCAAATTGTAACTGTTTTATATTATTAGTTAAACTTATAGCATCCTCTTCGGTCAGAGTCATTTGTCCGAAAAGTGAACCAATTAGGAATAAGTGTATTATCCATTTCATTAGTCAAGATTATTTTAATTATCTATGTAGGACGTGAACTACACCAGTTGAACCAATTACTACTTTCCTTACACCAATTGGATAAAGTGTTTTAGTGGTAATTTGATCCGTATCTAATGTTCCACCACTAGCACAATGTATTACTACATTAGTAGCATTTTCAACAATAAATCCCGCACCAGAATTTGAACCTGTGGCATGAAAGGTAGTACTTGACGCCACCTCTGTTACCTTATTATAATCACCCAGTGCTAAATTGTCTGGTATTGCCATTTTAATCTCCTATTATTTTTTCTTAGCAAATTCTCTTAAAAAATCTTCAGCCTCAGAAATATCTTTTACTTTCTTTGTCTTAGAAGAACCTTTTTTTACTTCTTCTATTTCTTTTTCAAGTTTTTCTGCCTTTGTTTTTAATTTATCACTCTTTTTAGAAACAGATTTAGTGGCAGACTTAATTTGTTTCTTTTTTTTCTTTATATCTTTAATTTTTTTGTCTATCTTTACTATTTTCTTCTTTTTTATCTTAGATAATAGTTGAGATAATCCCAGAAAAAAAGTAAATATCCAAACAGGATTAATTTTTTTAAAGAATTTCCTGATTGAGTCCCTACTCATTAAAGACCACGTTTAATTTTAGCAAAGTATCTAATTAAATCACTTTTATCCAAATTTAACGCCTTAACTATTCTTGCCAGTGCTGCTACTTGTCTTTTTCGATTAAGATTAGCACCTTTAATAGCATCAACTGCTTTATTTAAATATCTTTCGGCTTGAGCGGGAAGTTTATAATCTTCTAAACCTTTACCGTCTTCCGTCATCACTTCCTTAATCTCTGTACGAATTATATTACGCAATTCATCTTGTGTCATAGTAAAATCTCCTAATTATCTATGTTAACATACATATAAATATCAATTAAATTGTTTCTTCTAAGTTTTTTAAATAATCTTCAGCTTCCACTAAAAGTTTTTTCATTTCTTCTCCATCATCTCCACCCCACTTTTCTTCATCTACCGAATAACCATCCGCTCTTACCTGATTCAAAAATGTGACCGCATCTGGAGAATTTTTCCACTCTTCTATGGTTTGTTTTAAATCTTTGATATAAGACCGTTTATTTTCTCTAACTTTTGTTTTTTCATATTCTTCATAAGTACCATTTATTCTCATTTTGGTTTCTTCGTTTACCACACAATCATGACACCTACTTTGTAAATAATAAAATTTAGTATCTAACCGACTTTTCATTATTTTCTTACATTCTGGACAAAACCACGGCATTCTTGCTTCTTTTAATACATCTGCCTTTTCTGAAGAAATTTTTCGTTCTTCTTTCTCTGTTTCAGTAAGTCCTATTTTATCTCCTTGATATCCTACCATTATACGTTTTTCTGGAGACTTACCATCAAGAATTGATTGTAATGCTTCGTTTTGTCTTTGATTTTCTCTACTATATCCCATAATAACCTATACTCCGTATTGCCTTTTATATTTGTAATATGTCGGAATACTTACACCTAATTCATAGATGATTTCTGTTACTGACTTATTACTTTCTAATACTTTTATTAAATCTTCTTTTTTCACTTTCGGGTTTTCCTCATAATATCTTTTGTGAGCCAATCTCTGTTTCTCTCTATACTCATCACTTTTCCAAAGTTCTTTACTAACTTTAGAAACTCCTCTTGAAATTTTTTCTCTTACTTCTTTACTTCTCATTACTTCCTTATGTATCTTTGAGTTTCTTTGTGCTAAACTCATTTTCTTTTTTTGTTCTTTCGTTCTCCTTAAACCCAATGTTGCTTTACCACCTGCAACTGCATCATTAGTTAAACCACCTGGTGAAATATTGTATTCTGGTTTTAATTTACTAATCCAATATTTCTCTCTTTCATCTAATTTATCAATACTATCTACTACTTCTAATGTTTCAACAATAAAGTTTTCACCACCATACTTTTTGATAGCATTACTCAATATAATTCCACTACCTTTATAATAGCGATTATTATTTTGTCTGGTCTGTCCTATGTAGAACTTTCCATTCAATAAATTGGTTGTTTTATATATTCTATAATATCCCATACCTTTATATAAATATATAGGATACAAAAAAATGTATTAAAAGTTCACCAATCCCAAAATCTGGTTAATCGGAGCAAAACTTCCTGTAAACTTATAAGTATTACCTTTATACTTAAATACTATTCCTTCTGATGGAACTATTGAAGATAGTCCACCAATTGCTTCTAATTTTTCAAGTTGGTGTTTTAACGTAGCCAACTTTTTAACATCTTTACCTCGTTTTACCTGTTTTATTGCCGCAATTACATCTCTTCTTATCTTTTGTACCGTACTATC